ATCATAAACTTCGTTACGCGGTTGGTCAACCTATGGGGTGTCTGTCTTCCTGGGCAGGACTTGCCATTACTCATCACTGAATAATGCAATACTGCTCATACTTAGTTACTAATAACTGAATATGGGAAGACAGATACGAGGTGCTCGGTGATGACATTGTCATCTTCGATTCTAAATTAGCAGATACATACTTGGATGTCATGAAGACGATAGGAATGGAGATTAATCTCTCTAAATCTATCGTATCTCATGATAAACCAGTATTTGAATTTGCTAAAAGAACTGTTTGGGGAGATAATCTGGTGAGTGGGATTTCCTACTCTCAGATTAATTCTTGTACCTCTCTATCTTCTCGTATAAACAATGTTTATACTTGAATAAAGAAAGGTTATCTGAATAATCTACAGACTATTACCACCGTATTGAATAATTTCAATCCGGCTGTTAATTTTAAGGATTTCTCCTTGATGGCTTCTAGCTTTAGTATCTTGGGCCTATGTAAAAACATAGGGCACAAGTTTATAATGAAAAGTCTCGTAGACCCTAATAAAGGGTGTTTATGAGACATGGATGCAGAAAATTTTTCTGTACCCACTCGTTCATTATTGACTAAAGCTAGAGATCTGATTACTAAAGGTGAATCTGATCTTGAGCTCTCTAAAGACGAAAATCGTCAAGAGTGGTTTGATGAATCCGAGCAACTAGTCGTTGCTGGGGTCCTTCAAGACGCTCTTTACAAATCTCGATTATTATCTGAACAATATTCAGGTTTAATAAAAGAGTGATCTAAGTCTTTAGTTTCTAAGAGTTTCAATGATGAAGTCCTTCTCGCAACCATTACTGGTTGATTGGAGGATGCTATTATCGATAATCGTAATAGTAAAATCATTGATCCATTTGAGATTGAAGATAAAGTAGAAAATATTCTACGTTATCATGCAAAAACTCAGATGGTTACTCTAGAAAGAGCTTATGAGATTTTACAAGAGGTCGAGGGGTTGTGGTATGCTTTTTCAAAGCCTACCAAAACTACTCAGAACAGTTTTAATCGTTTAGGAAGTCAATTCCTAAAAGATATGAGTAAGCCTTTCTTTATGAAAGGTCCTCAATATTGAGCTGTTCTAGGTCAATACAAGTCTATTACAGACGTTGGAAAACCTGCTTTCAAGGAAGTACTTAAAGACTTTAAGTACGACCCTGTGGCAGCTAATCCAGATAATTGAAAGTTTTCAAAAACTTTCAAGTAGTCTGTTCCCGGGGGATGAGATCCCCGTAGTCTCCGTCACTCTTTAAGTGAAAAAGACCTGGG